GCTCGGCGGGGCGCTCAAGACGGGTGCGCTGGCCGCTGGTGCGGCTGTGACGGCTGTCCTCGGGACGGCGATTGTGAAGGGCTTCAACCGCCTCTCGGCAATCGAGCAGGCCAAGGCGAAGCTGATTGGGCTGGGCAACTCCGCGCAGGACGTCGCATCGATCATGGACAACGCGCTCGCCTCCGTGAAGGGGACTGCGTTCGGGCTAGACGAGGCCGCAACCGTCGCGGCAGCGGCCGTGGCGTCCGGCATCAAGCCGGGAGCCCAGCTTGAGGGCGTCCTCAAGACTGTGGCGGACACGGCGACCATCGCTGGGGCATCCATGTCCGATATGGGCGCCATCTTCGGCTCTGTCGCGGCTCGAGGGAAGCTCCAGGGAGACGACCTTCTGCAGTTGCAGGCCCGGGGCGTTCCGGTCCTCCAGTTCCTTGCAAAGCACTACGGGATCACTGCGCAGGCTGCCTCGGACATGGTGTCCAAGGGCAAGGTTGATTTCGAGAACTTCAACGCTGCCATGCAGGAGAACCTTGGCGGCGCCGCGCTCGCATCCGGCAATACGACGGTGGGCGCGTTCAAGAACATGAATGCAGCGCTTTCCCGATTCGGCGCGGCGCTTTTGAAGGACATATTTCCGCTGATCGGGCCGATCTTCAACAGGATAACTGCCGGTCTCGATGACGCCACCGCGAAGGTCGCTCCGCTCGTGGCCCGCATGACTGGCGGCATCAACCTCATCAAGGCCGCCGTGGACGAATTCATGGGCGGCTGGCAGAACGCGAACGCGCAGATCCAGTCTTCGGGCATGGCTGCGTTCTTCGAGCGCCTGGGGGCTGGGGCACGGACGGCGTTCGATTCGATCAGGCCGACACTCGCCACGCTCGGGGGTATCCTCGCGCCGCTGGTCCCGGGCATGCTCGCCCTCTGGGATGCGCTGTCCCCGATCCATCTGGTATTTCAAGCGCTCGCGCCGATATTGCCGGCCATCGTGGGGGCGTTCGCCTCCCTGGCTGCTGCACTCGGTGGCGCTCTGGCTGCCTCGCTCCCCCAGATAGCCTTCGCGATGAACTCCCTCGTCGCCGCACTCTCTGGCGTCCTGATCGCGGTCCTGCCGTCCGTGGCGTCCCTCTTCGGGGTAATGGCCGACGCTTTCGTGAGGCTCGCCCCGCTGGCTGCGGGACTCGTGGCCGCGCTCGTGCCACTGGTGGCTGACGTCCTCGACAAGATGGCTCCGGTTCTGGCTGACCTGACGGCGAATCTGCTGCCCTTGGCGGTGACGTTACTCGACACAGCGCTCAAAGTCCTCGGGCCGCTGATCTCCGGAATTACGGATGCCATCAACAACATCCCGGGCGGCACCGACACGGTAACGACGGCTATCGCCGCCGTGACAGGCGCCTATGCCGCATATCAGGCCGCAGCCGCACTGGCGGCAGCCAAGACGTGGGCGTTCGCGGCAGCGCAGGCGTTCATCACGGGCAGCGGGTTCCTCTCGACCCTCGCGCAGGGCACACTCTGGTTCATCGGCCTCGCCCGTTCGCAGGGCATCGCCGCGGCTGCGCAGTGGGCGCTGAACATGGCGATGGACGCGAATCCGATTGGCCTTATCGTCGCTGCCATTGCGGGACTCGTCGCTGGGCTCGTCTGGTTCTTCACGCAGACGGAGCTCGGCAAGCAGATAGTCGCGAACGTCTGGCAGTTCATCCAGGACTCGATCAAGGCCGTTGGCGATTGGTTCACGGGCACTCTGGTCCCGGCATTCCAAGCCGCGATCAAGTGGGTTGGCGATGCTTTCACGTGGCTGAGTGAAGATGTTGTGCGGCCTGTATTCTCGGCCATTGGTACGGCAATTCAGTCGGTCGGGGATTTCTTCAACTGGCTCAATACTGATGTTGTCCAGCCGGCATTCGCGGCCATCGGTGCGGCCATCAATCTGTGGTGGACCAGCGTCGTCATGCCCGTCTTCAATTTTGTGTCGGCGGCGGTACAGGCCGTCGGCGGGTTCTTCTCGTGGCTGTACAACGACATCATCGATCCGGTGTTCCAACTCATCGGCGCGGCAATCGCGTTCTGGTGGAACAACATTGCGATGCCGATCTTCAATACTGTCGTCGGATTTATCCACGACACGCTTGCCGGGGCATTCAACTGGTTCAACGACTCGGTTGTTACCCCAGTCTTCAACGCCATCGGCAATGTGATCGACTGGGTAGCGAACAACGTCATCAAGCCCGCTTTCGATGCCATCGGCAACGCGATCCAGTGGGTCTCCGACAATGTGATCAGCCCGGTTGTCAACGCCTGGAACCTGTGGTTCGGGACGATCATCCCGAACGCCATCAACTGGCTCTACACCAACGTGGTGCTGCCGGTGTTCAACGCGATCGGCACGGCCATCGACTGGGTGTGGCAGAACATCATCCTCGTGGTGTTCCAAGCGATCCAGAACACGATCAATGCTGTCGGCAATGCGTTCAATTGGCTCTACGTGAACGCGATCAAGCCAGCGTTCGATGGCATCGGCAACGCGATCAACTGGGTTTGGGTCAATATCATCAAGCCGGTCTTCGATTTCATTTCGGATGCCGTGCAGAACCAAGTGCCCAATGCGTTCCAGCAGGGCAAGAACTTCATCGATGACATCTGGCGCGGCATTCAGGATGTGGTGAAGGCGCCGATCAAGTTCGTCGTCAACACTGTCTTGAATGACGGCCTGATCCACGCCTTCAATGAGGTGGCCGGCTTCCTCGGGACGAAGAAACTTGGTCTCATCGGCCTTCCCCCTGGGTTCGCTGACGGCGGGTACACGGGCGACGGGAGCAAGTACCAGCCCGCGGGCATCGTCCACGCGGGCGAGTTCGTGTTCACCAAGGCGCAGACGGCTCGGGCGGGCATCGCGAACCTCTACGCGATGGCGTCCGCGCTCGACGGCTACGCAGAGGGCGGCCTCGTGTCCCCGCTGGACCATTGGGTGCTGTCGCAGGGCTACAAGGGTGACGCGCACAACGGCATCGATATGGCGGCACCCGAGGGTACGCCGATCCATGCGGCAGGCCCGGGGCGCGTCTCGTTCGCTGGCTGGGGCTTCGGTGGGCTCGGTGGCAATGAGATGCACATCGACCACCCGAACGGCCTCCAGACGTGGTACGCGCACCAATCCCGGTTCGCTGCCCACCTCGGGGACATGGTGCAGGCGGGCCAGACGGTCGGCTACGTCGGCCAGACCGGCGCGGCTTCCGGCCCCCACCTCCACTACATGGTGCTGCATGGCGGCTGGCCGAACTACACCGACCCGACCCCGTACCTCACGGGCGGGGGCGAGGCTGGTGGCGGCGGTGGCGGGTTCAACCCGGTCGCGGCGATCATCGACGGACTCATGGGGCAGTTCCGGGCGGCATTCCCGCAGGGCGGCTTCATGATCGACCTGATCGGCGGCATGGCGAAGAACGTCGTTCAAGGCGTCTCGGACTTCATCGACGGGATCTTCGGAGGCAAGAGGCCCGACAACTCGAGGGGCGCGGCTGAGGGCGATATCCCGCACTTCCTCCGAGATCAGGGCGGCGTGCTGCCCGAGGGCCTGTCGATGGTGCTGAACCGTACCGGCGCTCCCGAGTGGGTGTTCAACCGTCAGCAGCTCGAGGCGCTGGATGGGGCTCTCGCCAACGGTGGGGGCCTCACCTACTCGCCCACCTACCAGTGGGTTGGGGACGACCCGGAGAGCGTCATGGCAAAGGACAAGGCTCGGATGCGGGACACATTCAACGCATTCGGCATCGGCGGATAGGGGGAGTACGTGGCTGGTGTGGTTTACGGGCTGCCTTGGCAGCCTCCCCCGCCTCCGGTTCCGCCGTGGCGGCGCTTGGGGCTGTCATGGACCGGTTGGGATGGCTCCGAGTGGTCCCTCACCGACCCGAAGCAGGGCCAGTTCCTCATGAAGGGGGTTCGCGGGCTGGGGCTTCCGTCGTTCGAACGGAAGTCCAGCTCGTCCCCTATGGTTGCCGGTTCGCGTCACCGCGGGTCGGCAACCAAGGATCGTGAGGTGTTCTGGCCGCTCTACCTCTACTCAGACAACGGTTCGGCCGAGTTCATGGCCCGCGACCGGGCGTTCTGGCGCTCGCTGGACACCGACGAGCAGGGTATCTGGACGGCTTCGCTCCCCGATGGGTCGAAGCGGACCCTCAAGCTTAGGCTCATCAGCGCCGAGGACAACCAGACGAATGACCCGGTTGTCCGGGGCTGGGCGAAGTATGCAATCACGCTGCTCGCGGACCAGCCGTACTGGCTTGGCGAACCTGTGAAGAAGTCGTGGTCGCAGGGGGATCTGCGGAACTACTACATCACCGAGGCGGACCGGACCGCGTTCGGCTACCCGCCCGACGTAATCCATTACCTCTCCCCCGGTGGGACGATCGACAAGGCGGTTTTCAGCAATCCGGGCGATGTGCCGGCGTACCCGAAGTGGACAGCCATCGGCGCGACGACCGCAGTCTCCTTCGGGGTTGGCGACAGGAGTGTGATCGTCCCATTCGAGATCCCCGAGGGGTATGCGGTCCAGATCGACACCGATCCCGTTGACGGCCGGATCCTCTGGTACGGGCAGTGGGACACGACCACCAAGACAATCATCGACCCGGTTGACCGGACTGCCGAGCTAGACCCAGCATCCGCGTTCGTGGCCATCCCCGCAGGGCAGGACCGTGAACTCGCAATCACCATGACCGGAACCGGCACGGTGATAGCCGAGGTCCAGGCACGCTACTGGAGGGCGACCTGATGGCCGACGAGATCCCCTACGAGATCCTTGTGTACCGCGGCTGGGGCTTCGAAGGCTGGGTCGGCCGACCACTGGATTTGAAGCCGACGATCCGGCACAACGTGAAGTCCACCGCGACATTCAAGATCGATGACGACCATATCCGGGCGGCTGATCTGATGGCACCGGGTGCGCGGGTGATGATCTACCGGCACGGCGAGTTCCAGATGTCCGGGCCTGTGCGGCGCATGGATGGCGTGTTCGCCGTCGATGGGTCGTTGACGTTCGCTGTTGAGGACGATTTCAGGATCCTGCACAACTGGACCGCATGGCCGAAGCCGGCTGCCGCGTTGACTGGTCAGGATGTCGAGTATCGGACGATCACCGGACCGGCCGAATCTGTCGTCAAGACGGTCATGGCTGAGAACGCTGCCCGCCTAGGCTTCCCCCTCACCGTGGCGACTGATCAGGGGCGCGGCGCTGTCGGGACGTACACGTTCCGGTTCCACCCGGTCTACGACCGCCTGTTCCCCGCTTTGGATCAGGCTGGAATCGGCGTGACGGTGAGGCAGGACGGCGCAGGCCTGCTGCTGGACTGCTACGAGCCCCGCGACTACCCGCATCACCTCTCGCCTGAGGGCGGGACGATCATCGGTGGCAGCTATTCCCTATCCGCACCCACCGCTACCCGCGTCGTCGTCGGCGGGCAGGGCGAAGGGACCGCCCGCGAATTCCGAGGCCCCTTCACGGACACCGCTCGCGAGACCGACTGGAACGACGTCATCGAAGTGTTCCAAGACGCCCGCGACTCATCGGTCGGGGACATCTACGCGGCCCGGGCCAACGAGACACTGGCGAAAGGTGCGCCGCTCGCCGGACTGTCGCTCGAGTTGGCAGAGACGAAGCACTTCCAGTACGGCAGCGACGGCCTCCATATCGGGGACAGGGTGACGGCCGAGATCAAGGGCCAGCTTTTCACCGACGTGCTCCGAGAGGTCCACCTCACATGGGACAGGGACGGCGACCAGGCGACCCCGATCGTGGGCGAGCGCACCGATGACCCGAGCATCCCGCTTGCGACCGAACTCCGCGCCCTCAAGCGCGACAACAAGGACAGGATGGCCCGCTGATGGCTCTGACAAGCGTCTACTACGACGGACCTGTCACCGAGACGGACCGCGCCGAGAATCGCGGCGGCGTCCCTGACTACGGGGTGTACGGGGCTGGCGACTTCAATGTCACCGCTCACCCATCGATCCCCTACGCCGTGCTCGTCAAGGCGGGCCGCGCACATGGGTACGGCGTGACCGACACCGCCACCGAAGATCAGGTTGTGCAGTGCGCTTCCCTCGCATCTGGGACGCGCTGGGATCTGATCGTGGTGCGCCGCAACTGGCAGCCCGAGCTCGGCGGCCCATCGACTCTCGAGGTCATCCAAGTCGGCGCCGATCCCGTCATCCCCGATGCGCCGGCCCGCAAGATCGAGCCTGGCGTTGAGGATGACCAGCCGCTCGCTCTGGTGAAGTGGCAGGGTGGCACGTCGGCGCCGGTCCAGTTCATCGACCTTCGCTGCTGGGCGGCGAACGGCGGGGTGATCGCAAAGGACCAACTGGCACTTGGCTATCTTGCCCGTGTCGGCGCTGAGGTCCGCATCGGCGGCACTGTTTGGCAATACCGGCTCGGAGACAATGACTCCCCGGGGTGGGTTCCGCTGCCTGACGTGACGATCGTTCCGGGTGCCACTATCGCGGGGTCAGACAAGCCCGCCAATGTTCCTTGGAAGGTGTTCTCGGGGCTCGTGACTCGGACGAAGGGAGCTGGTGGCGATACGTCCACCACGGACCTCGCTACGGATGGGAACGGCTTTGGCGGCTTCTGGTTCGGTGAGGGCGGCCTTCCGACATTCCAGGGCATCAACTCCGTGCAGTTGACGGCGTTCCACCCATTGCCTGACTTCCTGTTCATCCCCGAGGTGGTGACGATCAGCACCACTCGGATCAAGTACCGCGCCCGCCGCCTCGATGGTTCGGGGTGGGCGAACGGGTACGGGTCGCTGTCGTGTCTTGTGACCGTCATCGGGTGGTGACTGTGGGCGGCGATGACAGAGGACGGATGAACGTGTGGACCTTCAATGGCTCGTGCCACTGGGCACGTTCCTCGGCATCGTGGGCGGCGGCGTGGGCTGGCTCATCAGCCGCGCCGACAAGCGGCGTGAGAACCGGGAGGCCATGGTGATTGCGACCCTCAAGGAGCGCATCGATGAGCTCAAGGTGCTGGTGCGGCGTCTGGAGCGGAAGGTCTCGGCT